TTATATAAAACGAAGTAAAATAGACTTGCTTCGTTTTATAAAATGTATTGGTTCTTTTATATTTAAAAAATAAGAGGGCAGTCGTAACCCGGATAAATATCCGCTTTATAGTCGAAAGTAGGCTCGAGTAGATCTAAAAGGTGGACACGATCTTTATTAATAGGTTCGTAGTTAGCACACATATCAAGATCCCTCTAAAATTATTAATCAATCCTATGTCAGCTAAGTTTTAAACTTACTACCATAAAATTATTACTTAATCCTAATGACCATCCTATCTCTTTGTAAAATGGCTCACCATATTTTATTGTGTACTCAATATAAAAGTAGACCCAATCTTTCATTTGCAAACTCTCAGTTTTTCAGTAATTTTTTTCATATTTAGGATGACATTAACCAGCCCAACTATTCATAATATTTGCTTATAATAATATTGTTATGCTCAATCCACTTTTCTTGAATATTCCTTATTGATTTTTGATCAAAATAGATTCTTTTTTTAATCAAAGCTTTTGAAATATCAGTTAACACAACGTCTTCAATCATATTCATAGCTTTCTTTAAATCATCGAAAGAAACTTGAATATATCCATCAGTCACATCGTTATCATCATCGTCCGTGGTGTGGTTAATTAGTCTTTTGATCGTATAGCTTCCTATGGCCAAGCTGTTCGCGATAGTGCCAAAGGTGCGGCGTAAATCATGGAACGTAAATTCGATACCTGAATTCTCAGTTACTTTTTCACGTGCTGCCCGGCGGTCTGAAATATGGGAAACACCATTTCTATCGGTAAAGACATATTTATTATTGCCGGCACGTTTTTTTCTTTCACGCATAAGGTGCCAAAGGGTATCACCCATAGGTAGCAGAAGGTCCTCATGGTTCTTTGTATTAACGATTTTGATGGTACCAAACTGAAGATCTACATTTTTCCATTCAACAGATTCTGCTTCACTGCGTCTAAAACCAGTTAAAGCAAGTAAAAATAAAAAGTCTTGGTTGGTGTACGCTCTATAATCGTTATTTTGTTCACCTTGCCAGTAAGTTGTGGCCACAGCCAATGCCCATGCTTCGCGTTGATCTGCACGAATATGGCCTTTTCTGCGTTTAATTTTATTGAAAGCCTTTTCTTCTTTAACAATAACAACTGGGTTTTTAATATTTAGAATTTTGTTCCCAGACTCATCTTTATATCTGCTAATTGTATGGTTAAAGAGAGCATGCAAAAATTTTGATGCAAGATTAGCTCGGGAAGGGCTTGCTTCAGAAAGTTTTAAATGTCGATCAATAATCATTGCACTGGTGATTTGATCAAGTTTCAAATCTTTCCAATCGTTGAAGTAATTCTCTATGCATCCGTCATACGCAATTAAAGAAGTTTCAGCCAGCTTTTTACGCAATTTATAGTATTGGTAAGCTTCAGTAAGGGTAGGGACTAGCTTTTGTAAGGCATCATTTTGAATTGCTGAGGCTCGTATTTCACGCTTTTGCTTAACTGGATCTACTCCTTCATCCATCAAGATAAGAAGCCGTTTAGCTTCAGTTCTGGCTTGTTCTAGAGTATAGACGCCATGCTTTCCAATAACTTTGCGTTTAGATTTGCCATTAGGCATTTTCTTTTCAGCAAAATAGCTTTTAGTTTTGCCCACACATAAGCCAAATCCTATAGTTACTGTATCTCTGTAAAAGATTTGTTTCTCTTCAGACAAAGGAATAGAGTCTATTACCGATTTAGTAAATTTAATGTGTTGAGCCATCTTAAAATTAAGCAATACAAAGCAATACCTAACGATACAACACAATAATTGTGAAGTCTATTAAGAGTCTATTTTGAAGGATTAGTCTATTAAAAAAAGAGGGTTTTAAATAGGGGATTTTGTTTTAAGTTGTTGTTATCTATTTAAAAATAAATGCTCCGAAGATGCCGCTGCATGTCGTTACCCTTGAACCCTAAAGTTCAGCGGGTCTTTCTCAATTCTAGCAATACTGTGCAATATTAAGCAATACCGCGCGATATTAAAAAATTAATATTTTTAATAATTTATATTAAAACAATACAATGCAATATTACACAATCTTTAGCAATACAAAAATAGTCTATTAATGGTCTATTTCGGTAAATATGGTCTATTTTTCGGGTTTAAGTCTATTAAAGGTCTATTTTAATTGATTAAAAAAGCGGCACTTGGCCGCTTATGCAGTATGTGCCATTTTGTTTTGTTCAATATACGCCAAAACATCAGCCTTCACATAATTTACCTGACGTTTGTGCGGTTTCGAAAAGGGAATACCGCCGCCTTCACATCTTTTCTTCTGCAACCATGGTAAAGATACGTGCATTACGATTGCAACTGTTTCAGGTGGGAAGGTTTGATTATCAGCAGCTTCCCAAAATTCTTTTTTAGCAGCTTCTTTTTCTGCATGTGTCATCCGATCTAATTTAGTTAAGCGTGACATTTATTTCTCCTTACTTTCCGCTTTAGGATTTGCCCACCAAAGTACAGGGCCATCTTCTGAATCAAATGCTGCAATTAAAAAGAGTCCTTTTTCAGGCGGTTCTGGCTTCCAGTTGGGCCAAACTACTGCATCTTCTGGAACATTCGGAATTTCGTTGTAATCTAATAACTGAGTTTCAATTTCAACCCTGAGATTTAACTTAAGTTGTTCCCACTGTTCTTGTGTATACGCTTCATCACCTTCCTCAATGGTGTTAAACAATTCAATATCTGGATGAAACCAATTGAAAAGGTTTTCAGGTAGTTCTATTGGCTGGATTTGATATTTAAAACCACTGGTGACTTTTACGCTTGGTACTTTATTAAAATGCATCCAATGTGAAGGTGGGTCATTTTGATAATTTGCCCATACACTATTTAAATCTTCATCAATAGTCATATAGTCTTGTTCTGGGGTGACATCAGGAGCATCTGCCCAACAAATAAGTACCATTATGTCAGTAGGTGGCAATTCATCAGTCACGCTAATCCAAGTTGGAACTTTGGATTTCATGAAATCTACGGCTTTCTTCCACATTGCCCAACCACTATTTACACGATGGTAAATATCAAAAAGGTCTTCTTCACTTAGATCAGTTTTGACACCTTCAGCAATATCAAAACAGCCGCCATTCATATCAAATTCGAGTACATCTAAATGTTCGGGAATCCAATAATTTTCTTTAAAAATAGGCAATTGTTCAGCCCAAAATGCTTGTTTAGTTTTTAAATCGATCATTCATGCCACCATTCTATAAATACGTTTAACTTCATGATCCAGCTCATCCATTGCAGAACGACCTTCTTTGAAATATTTCAAAAGCATTAGCTTGTATCGCTCTTGAGCTGCTTTGTTCATCACACCTTCATTGCTTACTGAAAGGGTGGCTTTATTACCTTTAATCAAGTTCACGCCGAGCGGTGTACCTTTCCCGCGATACCCGGCATTTACGTTGAACACAATGAACTTTTCGAAAAGCCGCATTGGTAGCAGCTTTGGCTCGAAAAGAAACTCTGGAGTAGTTTGTTTCGACATTAGAAAGATTCCTCCAGTAAATAATCAGGTTCGTTTGATGCCGCATTTTCTAATTCAAAGCGGCGTTTCTTAACAAAATCCATGAGTCGTGATTGAATCTGTGGATCTCGTGCGGCCACATCTATTTCCAAAGCATTCAATGTTGTGATGTCTGGCGCGTTTTGGATCTGAACCATTAGTGATGGTGGTTCACTCTCTATAGGCTTTTCATCTGCAAGCTCAGTCAAACGCTTGTGAGTAGCTTTGAGTAAAGGATCCATTTGTTTATCTGACCATGTGCGGGTGTATCGATAAACAGCATTTACCTCAGCTGGTGTTTTAGACTCTTTTACTCGTTGCAGAAGGGTATCTAATGTCTTCTGATATTCTGGATCTACTTTAGGCTCGTTAGTTTCTGGAACTAACAGGTCCTCAGATGTGGTGACGTTAGTTTGTTCGGTAATAACAATTGTTGGTTGAGTTTCTGCAGAAATAACTTCACAAGGCTTTTCAGCTTTTGATTTTTTGCCTCTCTGTTTTTTAGGTTCCTCACCAAGACGAATAACACTTAATTCATTGTTGATTTCAAAACCGAGTGCTTTTGAAAAAGCTTTTAATTGAAGCTTGGCGTTTTCGGCATCACGCTGAACAAAACCACTATTAATAGATTCAATTAATGCGGTGGTTTTAAAATTCACGACGTAAATAGAAGGCGAATATGTACTGATTACAAAAACTTCCTGACCCTCTTCATATTCTTCAATAGTCAATGGTTTTGTGAAAGTAATCCCAGCCAGTTCAATAGTTTCAAGCTGAATACAAAACTCATAATTGGGTAGACCAAATACCGTTGCTGGCATTTGATCTAAGGTGCTGAATGACTTATCAGCTTTAAGTGTTCCATCACCAGCATAACGACAAAGTACTGTTTTACCTTTTTGAAGAGCTGCAAATGCTTCAGCTGCAGTTAGTAGAGTATTCATGCTGTCATCCCCGTTTTAGCCAAAGTTTCAATGTCTTGTTTAACTGCTGGTAGTTTTGCTGCTTCAATTTGGATAAGGGCATCTATGCCGAAGTGTTCACAAACTGTTTTCACGTCTAGGCCGCGTTCAGCTATGAAGTTTTGAAGTTCATCTCTTTGTTGATCTGAGATACCGTTAAATTCTGGTGGACTAATCCAAGTGCCACGTTGTTTATCAAACGTGCAATTCAATGCTTTAGCTCTCATTAACATTGCTTGGCGCATGTTCTGGTAATACATGTGTTCTTTATCAAGCGACTCAGTTAATTGATTAAGGTCACCTGCATGCTCTGCTTCCTCACAGCTTTGTTTCCAGTTTTCTAGCTCTTCTTGGGCTTTAGCTGCTGCAAGTTGTGCAGGCGTTAAGGTGTTAATGTGATCTTTAGCTTGAGTAATCAGGTCAGCCAAGAAAGTAGGGTGTGCTTTAAGATCTGGTACCCACACTTCACCAGTTTCACCACCTAAAGCACCTGAGTTTTTCGCATGATGTGTAGGCGAAGGTTTGAAATTAATAACGCGGGCATTTTTACCTTCACCAGTAGTAACAGTTGTTAGATAACCCATGACATCTGCGATACGGTAAAGCTCGTTACGGTTTTTACCACCTAGATCTGGTCGGTAAATAATTTGATCACCGTTTTGATCTTCTGATGCGTGTGCAATGAAAACAACATCTTTACCTAAACTGATCAAAGTATTGATGTATTGCTTGAACGTTTGGTTCGCTAAACCTTGAGCTTTTAACTTTAAAGAACCATCTTTTTGACGGTTATTTGCCGTAAGTAACAGGTGGGTTTTAATGCATTCAAGCATTGCACCCACGGTATCAATGACAACGGTTTTATATGGTGCTAAGTCCTGCGGAGTAAGGTTTGCAACATCACTCCATTGTTGAACCTGTACAACCGCACCACGACGTAATTCACCAGTACGGTGAGCACCACGGTCAAAGTCAAAAGAAATTGCTTTTTCCGCAGTAAAGCCCATCGATGATTTACCTAAACCCGGATCAGCGTATAGGTACACAATAATTGCTTGAACCAATAAAGTTTGGTCAGCAGTAATAATCGGTAGAGCCATTTTATTATCCTCATCTAGAGCCGGTGAAGCCGCGTTTTTGCTTGTAAGCCTTGCGGTCATATGTAGGGATATTTGTTTCACGCAGTTTTATAGCGAGCTGCTTTCTGCGCTGAAAATCGATTTCTTGGGTGAGTTCATTCCAAACTTTTGGATAAGAAGTTTGGAACCTGAACACATTTAAAGGCGTCTTAACTCCGTCTTTAACTTTGTAAAGAACTGAGCCATTAGCATTAGATGCGTACACTTGCCAGCCAATACGAACAGAGTAGAGGCCAGTATTGTCACGGCCTAAATATGACTTGTAGCCGTCTGGGTGATGCTTAACTTTTTGCATGATTAAGCCTCCTCCATTAATGAAGAGTAAACGCTGTAAAACTTGCTCCAGTCTGGCGCGTCATAATCATCTTTCTCTTCGTTCCAATCACCTTGAAACAGATTCTCTGTTACGGATGTCATATGAAATCCGATAGCAGGTACATCAGGATTTGTGTCTAGGTAATCAGCAATTTCATTCAAATGGTTGACTCGGTTTGCTGTAAGAGGGAAGTCACTTAAAAAAGTCCGGATATCTGCAGATGCTCGTTGAAAATCTTTCTTTTCTATGTAGGCACGATCAAAAGTAATTAAATGAACTGCACGATGGACAGCAGGAATTTTTTTGTCTTTCCACAAAGGCCATAACTCATTCCCGCATACCATAAAGTTTGATTTGTTTAGGTATTTTTGAGCCATTACATCCCATATTACTGGCGCAGTACCCCATGCATTTCTAAGTTCAAATAATTCCTCAAACTTCTCATTTGGGTAAACGGCTAAAACAGTTGTATAGCTCATGATTAAGCCTCCTCGATCCAATGATTACGATCGATGTAGCCAACCAATAAAATATTTATGTTTTTATGGTCATCACGATTGGTGAAGTCATTCCAAGGGTTGCCGCGTAGGTCTGTTACTGACTCAATAGCTAGGTTAGTTATTTCTGCAGCAATAAAGTCTGATCCTGCTACGCCGTAACTATCTGCTATGCCGTCAAAATCGAAGCTCACGTTTAGTTTGAAGCCGTCAATGCGGATAACTGCTACACCAGTTTTTTCACCAGTCTGCTTGGCACCTAAAAGCTCGTATTCAGAAGCAACGACTTGCTCGCTTTCATATGAATAATTAGAAGGGACGCTTGAATTGGCAGTTCGATATTCACAAGAACCTAAGGCTACAAGTACAGTAATTGCTGTAACTCCAGTTACCTTGTGCTTGTTTGAAAAGGTTTTTACGTTCATAATTGATCTCGCTGTTTGCAAAGCACATCGGACCTGGGGAGGGGCGGTGTGCTTTTTTGTTGTCTGTGAGATAAATATTAGGTAAACCTAATTATTAAGTCAATAGGTATTCCTAATAAAATTAGAAATACCTAATTTTTGTGTTTTAATAGACAAAAGAAAACCCATCACAGGGATGGGTTGTTTGGAGTTTGTTATGATCGCTAGGAATAAAAGAAACAGTTGTTGTGCACGCCTAGATATTTGGGATGAATCTCCAATAATTTTAGAAGGCGAGCTAAAGCTGATTGTGCTAGAAGCGCTATATGCTGGTGAATTAGATTTAGAGTGGAGACGCGAGTTCTTTTCAGATGCCATTGAAAAGTTAGAAAAACTAGCAGGTCACCACCCAACTCCTAAGCGTGCTTCTTAAGTGTAATTTCTGAGCGGAAGTTTCTATTTGACTTAATGTTATCAAGATAAAATTGGTCTTTGTCTGTTGATGATATGAATTTATTTATCGTATCCCTATCCATCATTGTATAGCAGATCCTATCACTGTTTTTAAGATCAATTTCAAGAGCATGATCGTTTAAGACAATATAGAAATTAATTAGTTCAGAATTAATATTTACAATTTTACTCACGTGAAATACTCCTCCCGATATGTTTTTAAAGGATCGTGTCGGGTCACGATAGGTAAGTTTATGAAATTAGAAAATATAGTAATTATAGAAAACAGACTTTTCCAAAACTCAACTCAAATTTACTTTGAAAATTTTCCATTTGATGGTGATGAGTTTTATGTGCCAGTTGGTGATTACACTAAGCCAATTGGTTTCCTAAAGTTTAAGCAAATTGCTAAGCCAGGCTGCTTTGAATTATCCGAATTAGTGTCCCTAGATTATCCCAGCCCAAATCCACAATTTTCGTTGTCAGGTGTTTTATACTCTCGCCAGAAAGCGATCGAAGCCCATCAATCAATTTGCGCTTATCAGCAGGCGGTAAGTCGGCTGCCATAATTTTAGATTCAAGAATAGCTTTCAGTTGAACAGCTTCAAACTTAACAGTTACAACTCCAAGAATTGCAGATAAGCCGCCATCATCAGCTAGAAAATCAGCTCCCTTCTCGGTTAGGCGAGGATGATGAAGTGTGAATAAATGGTTTTGATTTCCACCAAAACCCATAGTTAAATCAATACTGTCTGGGTGAAGGAGTCCATGAGACTGTAAGTAAAATAAATTGGCATAAATCTTACTGCATTCATACTCATCTAGATTCTTAATTTCACATGAGAAGTCGTAAGCTAATGGGTATGTTGAAGCCATTTTATTCATGAGTTCAAGTTGTAAATGTCTGTCTAGTAGCACAGTTTATTTCCCTAATGGTGTTTTAAAGTACCGCGTTGGGTCACGGTCTCAATTACACAAAAAGCTGGATCCGTTTAAATTCCTTATTAGCCTCAATATGACTTCTATAAAATTTATCTTTATCTTCTGAATCAATGAACTCTTTGAATGTAGTTGCTTCAAGAAGTCTGTAAATAAACCTTTCACCTGTCCTAAGTACTACTGTTAATAAGAAGTGTTGATAAAGAACGTGGCTGATATTACGGGAATTAATTTCAATTTTTTGCATCCCCTGAATTCCTTTTCATTTGTAAAGCTTTCTATAATCAATGCGAATAAGGATGTTCTTGTCTGTGCTGACTTGGCGGCACGATATCTGTAATAGCGGTAATACTTTCAACCTCGTCCATTTCAAAGAAAAATCGCTCACCACCATTCACAGAAAGCAAACTTAAAACCCCACCATTGATGCCGACAAATTCTTTAATTGTGCATCTTCCATCCTTCAAGCACACCTGAACAAACTCATTTGGCACAAGATCTGCATCAGGGTCGCATACAACATACCAGCCATTACGAATTGCTGGAAACATTGAGTCGCCAGTGCCTTTAATGCCATAGGCTCTTGGTCCTGCTGAGTGAGTTGGAACATACCCATCTCCAGCATTGCCTTCATAACCCATATCTGTGAAATAGCCATCCATGCCCATCTTGGAGTAAGCCTTAACAGGAACATATCTTTTTTGGGTGGGGAATGATTTAACAGGTGTTTCAAGAAATTTAACAGCATCTTCGCTATCGGGAATATTGTATTTTTTCTTAAAAGCTTCGATATCCAGAACTTTCAATTGTGTAACAGTGCTATCCAACTTAGGGCCGCTTTCATCTCCATTAGTTATATATGAAGTCGACACTCCGAAATAAGCGGCCATTTTGCTTAATGGGTCTGCTTTAGGAGCATAAGCATCTTTCTCCCAACCAGTGACATTGGGCGCACTAACTCCGGCGATTTTTGCCAACTCGCCTTGGGTTAATTTCTTTTCTCTTCGTAAGGCGCGAATACGCTGACCCATAGTTTCTAGATTCTTCATATAAGTTATCTTACATCTTGCAAAAATAAGTTATCTTTGTTTTAATACTAAGAAATCTTATTTTTGAGGTTGCACAAATGACCAAACAGGAAGCTTATGAGTTGCTTGGTGTCAATGGTGTTGGCTTAGCAAAGTTATTAGGAATTGAGCCACCTGCTGTTTACCAGTGGCCAAATGAAAAGATTCCTTTAGCTCGCGAATACCAAATCAGAGATTTGGCAAATGGCAAAGAACCAATCAAACGAACTACTTCAAATGCTTAGGACCTAACCATGAGCAAATTATCAGTTGATATATCTGCAAGCGCCAGAAATGGCGTATCCCGCATATTGCATGGTCTTGATATGAGCAATCAAAAAGAGATTGCTGAACAATTAAAAGTTGATCCAAGCACTATTACTCGGCTTAAAACGGATAAGAAAAACAATGGCTTGAATGAAATTGAAATATTTTGCGAGCTATTGAGTTTACTTGGTTTAAAAGTCGTTCCTAAAGATTATCAGAGCATTGATAAAGAACGTGTTGCTGCACTTTTAGTTATGTCTAAAAGCTGGATGAACCGTATAGAAACGGTGGATGACTTATTTCATGACGAAATCAGTGGTCAAAAAGAAAAGCTTGGATATTAAAAAACCACTACCTGCGCAAACAGGAGTGGTTTATAGGCATTCAGTCGAGATGAATCAAATGAATAAAACTAATTTATCAAATCAAACAACCGAACGCAACCAGCCAGAATTTTTAGTAGGCGATGTGGTTGTGCTTACATCGCAAGGCTCCAAAGATTACCTGCTTGAAATCATTGACTACAAGTACACGAATGATTTGTTCCGAGTAAAGGTTATCTCCTCTGGTGCTTGTGGACCAATCCATAAAAGCCAGATTCGCCACGCAACAGTTGCAGAACTTAACGCTAAACGCCGACTAACAAGCGCTGAGCAAGCATTAGCGGAGGTGTCATGAATTCTAAATTCCAAAACCAACCTGATCATAAACAAATGCAGCAAGTTCAATCATTTTATGAGCCTGCTTTGCGAGTACTTGGCCACCTATTTGAGGTGAAAAAGCAAAATTTACGCAACAAAGGGTATGACGAAAATAATGCTGCAATAACGCGTGAAGAATTTTCAGAAACTATGGCACAGCGTTTTCGCATTAATCAGTGGTTAGCAGGGCAGATCGTTAATAGTTTGGCTAATGCTGACTTGGTTCAAAAATTTGGTGGGTATGTAAAGCCTAAGGTCGGTGTACATGAGTAATTTTGTGCCTAATTCCTTTCAAGTGCCTAATGCATTTGTTGACGAGGTTTTAAATAAAATCTCTGATGCTGCATGCAAAATTTATTTAGTTATTTGCCGTAAAACTCGTGGCTGGAATAAGGAGATGGATTCCATCTCTTTAACTCAATTTGAAGAGATTACAGGGAAGAGTAGACCGACAGTTGTTAAATGCCTTAATGAATTAATTAAAGTTGGTTTAGTCGTGGAACAACCAAGCACAATTCATGGAAATACATTCAAATTAGGTAACGATACTAGCGTTGGTTTAGTGCTTAAATTCCCTAGTAAAAATTTTTTACTACCTGAAATTTATGGCCAAACTAGTAAAAATTCTTTACCACTGCTAGTTAAAAATTTTAACTACACTAGTAAAAATTTTTTACCGCTACTAGTAAAAATTTTTAACACACAAAGTATCA